GCCGCCGTTCAAGATAAAATTGAGCCCATCATAGTTCAGGTATTTCTGTGCATCATTGGTGAAACGGATCACTCCCGTCGTCGCAGATGTCTTTACTGTCAGTTCGCCGGCATCGATAACAACGTTCGCATTCGAGCCAATATGGAACACCCCGGCCGTCAGTCGTAAAAACTTGGTGTTGTCGCCGAAATCGATTTCGGGACCAGAGGGATTTTTACTCTTGAGCACCAGTGGAGTTTCTTCGAGGGTAACTGCGCCCGTGGACCTCTGAATCCAAAGACTTGCCGTGGAAGGAACGGTGCCATTGTCGAGATAACGATAGAGCGCAAAATCAGAGCCGACATCCGCTCCAGTTTCCGCCGAAGGATTGCCCATATCGAGTTGCCATCGATTTGCGCCCGGGTTCGTACCGATTACGACTTGCGATATTATGCGGGCTGCGTCCGTCGTGCCGTGCTTGACGAGCCAGATCGCTGGACTGGTTTTGTCGATGATCAGATCGCCGGATATCAGCGTGAGGTTGCTGCTCCAGTTTGTCCACACCCCGCCAACCTTCGCCCGGGTGTAGACCGTCGCCCCGTTGCGGGCCTCAAGGAAGATGTTGTTCGCATCGATGCCGTATGCGAGCCCCCAGAATGGCTTGTCGGAAACCGGAGCTCCCGTCGCCCCGGCGTCCGAATAGAACGAACCGTTTTCCCAGACTTGAGTGTCGTAGTTGGTGACCAGCGCACCCGACACCTCGGCCTTGATGTTGGTACGCGCCGTCGCGGCGCTCGCAGCGCCAGTACCACCCATATTGATTGGCAACGGCTGGTTCAGTGTGTTGGTCAAGTCATTGATGAATGTATTATAGCGCGTCGAGAAAATGGTCTGCCCCGGATTGCCCGGCGTCCCGTCCGGATAGTGATAGAGCCCGGTCCCAATGTCGCGCGGCATTCTCTCCTCCTAGTAACTGAACTGACGCATCATCGCCGGCACCAGCGCCTCGCGGCCGTCGTCGTATGGTGTCGCGAGCTGCGACGCTCCGGCTCCTTGGATGGCCTGCGGCAGCATGCCCTGGCCAGGGCCTGCGATCGGCACCGACCCTTGCGTCGCGCGCTCATAAGACGGCGAGCGCTGGCGCAGCTGCGCGGCGGTTTCATCCCATCGGCGCGCAATGCCGCGCGCAGAAAAGTCGCGCGCCAGCTTGCCAACGCCGGCACCAATGGCGCCTCCCGCAAGCGCTCCGCCACCACCTCCAGCCGCAATGCCAGGAATGCCTGCAGGAATGCCGGCGACGCCACCACCCATGGCTCCAAGCACGCTGCCAACCCCGGCAGCTACCGTGCCCTTCGCTGCCCCTACCGCGTTGGCAGCTGCTTCCGGCCATGTCGGAGTGATCGCGGCAGCGAGTGCGTCACGCTCCTCGGGGATCCAGCCGCGTGTGTTGGGCTGCTGGCCCTTCTTCGTCTCCAGAAGTTTGAGCCCTTTGCCAACCAGTTGTTCCCCAACCGGAGGCCCGCCGGTCTGCGCTTTCAGCGCAGCGTCGGTTGCCTTGTCAGTCAGCTGCTGCGAGCGGAACATGGCAGCGCGATCGCCACGCGCCTGCGTGACCCACTGAGCGGCCTGTTGCCCCAAAACCGGGTTTGACGAAGCCTGCGCGCCGTTCTGGATCATGTCGTCGAGCGCGTCGCGCAGGATGCCAGCCGCGACGCCAGCCTTTTCTGATCCTGGGGTCGTCCCGTTCTTCATGTTGTTGAGGGACTGCCGGATCCCGTCGACCTGTGCCGGCGAGATGCTGCCGGGGTGGTTGCGAACGCGGTTCAAAATGGCGAACACGGTCGTGGCCTGCTCCGGGGCCACGTTCTGCGTGATCATCTGGCTCTCGGCAGCGCTCAACTGTCCTTGCAGATGACTGCCCGGATAAGTGACCGGGATCTTGGCCAGGGTCTGGTAGCCGTTGTCGGACCGGGCGAGCAGCTCGGCGTTGCTCGGCTCGCGGATCGGTTGACCCGTGCGCGGATCACCCGGTCGCATCCTGACGGCCGACGTCGGCGTCAGCGGGCCAAGAACGGCGCCGACCGGGGCAGAGGTGGCAAAGCCCTCCGTGGCGTTGTTCCAGTAGTCGTCGAAATTGCCGCTGTAGGTGTGGCCGGCAGCCTGCCCGCCGCCGACAAGACCGGCCTCTGTACCAAAGCCAAGTGCCTTGGCCAGACTGGCCGGCACGTAGGGCATGACACGCCCGGCAATGTTGGCCCCGACCTTGGCCGCGCCAGCGCTTATGCCACCGGCTACGCCGCCACCGACATTGCCAAGAGCTGTCGCGATCGGGCTGCGCTCGGCTCGCACGCGGGCTTGTTTCAATTCTTCCTCAAGGCCAGTCGCATAGTCCGGATAGGTGCCAGTCGCGGCGCCCGTCGCGGCGTCGAGGCGCGGCCGCATACCGAAGCTCGCCATGTCGGCGCCTGCAGCCGTGAAGTCACCAGCAGACTGGTTGAGCCAGGATGGCCAGCTCATCTTGTTCTGTTCGGCAATCAGCTCGCGCACCCGGTCGCCGGGCCGGGATCTGGTGTGGGCACCGTAGGGGTTTTCCTCCTCGCGCGGCGTGACCGTGATGCGAGGTTCCCCTGGCCGGGGCTCGTCTGTTGGAGCAGCCCTCCTGCCGTATGGGTTTTCCTCGTCCGCCATCAGAGCTTCCCGCCACGCTGCTGGATCCGATTAAGGACGGTCTCGGCCGAGCCGGGGCCGTAGATCTGGTTGAATTGGCCAATGTGCCGCTGCAGCGTGGCTGGATCTCTGGCATTCCTGAACAGCAACTCCACGTCGCCTTTTGGCACCCAGTTGAGCGACGGCGACTCGAATTGCTTGGCTTGCCGCTCGCCGCCGTAGATGCGCTGGGCATTCGTGTCGTATCTGGCAATTTGCTCGTTGTTGCGCTGGATGCTCTGCTTTGTGATGTTCTCGATCGTCTCTTTTTCCAGATTGATGTCCGCGCCAGAGCTTGCCTGCCCGATTTTGGTCTCGTACCCGCTGACCGGCTTCAGGTCCTTGACCGCTTCCGAAATGCCGGCATTCAGGCGCGAGATCATCGTCTCGGTGTTGATCCCCTTCTGCCGCATGTAATCGCTGCCGAAGGCCCACCCAGCAACCTTGGCGCCTTGCTTCCTGTAGTCGGCCAGCGTTCCCGTGATGACGCCGTCGCGAATAGCCTGCAGGACGAGCTGATTGTCCTCCTGCTTGCGCATGGCCTTGCGCGTGGCCTCCAGCTCGGCCTCCATGTTCTTGTGAACTTCCTCGGCCGGCATTCCGGTCTTGCGGACAATGCGCAAGTTGCTTTCCGCCAGCTCCTTCTTCGCCACGACTTCGGGATCGTTGAGGTCTTTGTTTCTCTGCCTCAACTCGTCATTCATCTGCTTGAGCTGTTCTCTTTCCTGGGTCTGCTTGAGCCGGTAGTCCTCGTGCGCGGTCGAAAAGCGCGCCTGATTGTTCTTCACGATGTCTTCCGCAACGGCTGCCGCGCGCGCGCGGTAGGCATCGGAACGATACGGATCCATGCTCTCGGCAATCGCCTTCTGGTAATTCGCCTTGTCGGCTGCAGGCCACGCCTCCGGCGGCTTGACTGCGGCTCCGTACTGCTTTGCCCGATCGGCCTCGGTCAGGGGGACGAATTCCTGCGGAACGACGGGACGACCTCCAGGGCCGTACTGCGGGCCCGGACGGTTCTGCTGCGGGGCAGTCTCCGGAGCGGGCTCGCCTCCACCGAAACCGGAGCTGAAACCTCCGACCTGCGCCACCATTTGCGGCGGGATGCCGGCGCCTGGACCTGCAGCGGCGGCGTCCGGATTGAAGCCGCGATTGGCTTCCACGGCAGCAGCGAGCATGTCCCGATTGGCGCCCATCGGGCTGCCCTGCGGCGGCATGGCACCAGGGGGCGGGCCCGTCATCGGGCCACCCTGCGGCATTGGCCCTGGCGGGACCCCTCCGCCTGTCGCAGGGGCCGGGGCCGGTGTACCGACCGGGCCGGGCCCTGCGGGTGCTACTGGAGGCGAAGCCGGAGGGGCCGGCATGCTCTGATCCGGCGGCTCCGCCATCGAGGCGCCGGGCCCGGCAGGGGCCGGGCCGCCGTAGGTTGCTCCAGGCTGTCCTGCGTCGGACATTGTGCTTGTGGATGGAAGGGCAGCCATTCGAATAGGGGCCGAGCCTTGCGCCGGCATGGAGCCCTGTGCGCCGCTCATCAGCGCCTCAGCCATCTGCGCGCGCGACAGGTCCACTTCTGGATCAAGCTCGGCGCGCGGACCGGACGTGCCGGCGGCGGGGCCAGGGGCACCGACCGGAGGCGGCGGTTCCATGGCGGGGCGGTTCCCGGTAAGCGGAGCAAGCCTTTCCTTGACCGCTTTCTCGTCCCCCGCGCGCAGTGCCTTTTCCTGTGCGTCGAGCCTGCTGTCACGAATGCCTTCACTGATGCTCTCGGCGGCCGAGAAGATCCCCTTGCCGATCGTGTTCGGATAATCGCGCGACTTCGCCGCAAGCGCCGCCGCCAGGGCGCGGCGCGCCTTGAGCTGCTCGTAGGTCATGCCGGCCCCGGTAGGGTCGGCCCAGAAGATCGAGCTGATCAGCGGGTTCGACGTGGTGTCAGTGACGTCCGGCATGGTCCCTGTCCCCGAAAATCGATCCCATCTTGTCGACGTCGATGTGCTTCACGCCGCCGATCGTCTTGACCGCTTTCGGTTCGAGCTTCTCGACGTCCTGCGCCATCGGTCCGAAGTGGCGTTTGCCGTCGTCGAAGTCGCCCTTGTAATCGTAGGCGTAGAGCGGCAGCTCGCCCTTGTTCGACAGCACCGAGCCCATCGGCTCGATGTTCTCCTTCACGCGCACGTCCGAGGTAATGGCGGCCGAGCCAAGCTTGGCGCCGCCGCCGATCAAGCCACCCAGGATGTCGTTGAAGCTTCCCGTTTGCGTCTTGAAGATGTCGTTCTGTTGCGAAAAATTCTGGTTGATCAGTCCGGCCACGTCCGTGGTCGGGATCGTGGTGCGCTGCGCGTTGATGAAGTTCGGCGCCGAGACCTGCGAGCCCGACATCAGTGAAGTGATCTCGTTGATCGGTTGATTGCGCTGCTGATACATCTCCTGCAGGGCTTGATTGCGCAGCTGGTTCTGCGCATTGAACACCGCAGAAACGCGGCCAAGGTTCTGGTTCTGCGCGGCGTTGTAGAATTGCCCGCGCGCGGCGGCCTGATCGAACGTGCCTTGCGCGGCAGTATTGAAGAAGCCGGCGCGCGCGGCGTTCTGCCCTTCGGCCTGGGCCTGCGCTTGGTTCTGAAACAGGGCGCGCTGCTGCGCCATCTGGTTCATGCGCTGCTGCTCGGCGCCGCCGGCCGCAACGATACCAAGGCGTGTGTCGGTGACTTGCCGATTGAACGGATCATAAGCGCCCGTGTAGGCCTGACTGCCGTAGCGAATGCCCTGGTCAGCCAGCTGCTGGCGCAGGCGTTGCTCGTCCTGCTGGATCTGCGGATTGACCCGCTCGAACATGCTCTGCTCGACGCGCTGCCGATCGGCGCTGAAGTTGTCTTGCGGACCGTAATCCCGCGTGATGTCGCCACCGGACGCGTAGTCGCTCTGCAATCCGGGCGTGTCGCCGATTTGCGATTGCGGGGCCCCAACCTGATTGAACAGGCCGATGTCACCCATGGCAGGCGCCGAGCTTGTGTTTATTGGATTGGAAAGCAAGTTTCCAATCGCGCCGGACTGCTGGTTCGCAATGCCGGCCATGTTCATCTTGGCGGCGTCGATCTGTCCCTGGATGGCGGTGTACTGCGGCGACAGCGTCTGCGTCGCCGTCCAGCGCGGGATGTTGTAGGACTGTCCCGTCGTCGGATCGGTGTAGCCGTAGTTGCCGGTCACGTCGTAATTCAACGAGCCCTGCGGCGTGTTCTGATTGATGCTGCCCAAGTAAGAATTGGCAATCGCGGTCGAGACGTTGGTGCCGGTTTGCGCGGCCGCCGTCGCGATCGGATTGGGCGGCGTCGGGGTGTCGGGTCCACTGCTGTCGAACAAACCCATCAGGCGGCCTCCTCTACGAATTCTTGTTTCGTAGGCCGATTGAACGGGCACGCATGCCAGTCATCATCGGTCAGGGTTGCGACGATGCCAGCCTTGTCGCGCCCATAAAGTCGTCGGATCTTGTCGAAGGCAAAGCCCCCCACGGCGAGTTGGTGCAACAGCCGCTCGCGATCCGCCGGCAATCGTATCATCAGCATCTGGCAGCCGCACTCGGCGAACGGATAGTCGAACACGCGCTGCAGCACGCGGCGCGACAGCCAGCGGGGATGGACGGCAGCCGCAGCCATCGAAATCGTGCCAGCAGCCGGGTCCCAGTGGTGATAGACGACGCCGGCCAGGAAGCGACCGTGCTCGTCGATCATGCCGATCGCCTTGATGCCGGGACCGAAGTCGCCGTCCGTCGCGGAGATCCGCTGCAGGACCCAGGCCGCGATTTCCTTGTCCTTGCCGTAGACGAACTGGATCATCCGACACCGCTGCTGCCGCCACTGTTGTCACCACCGGCACTGCCATCACTGCCGCCCATGCCGCCGCCGCCGCCACTGGTATCGCCGCCGCCGCCGAAGCCGCCGACGGCTCCACCGCCGAAGCCCTGGGCGCCGCCGGTATTGCTCATGTCTGCGCTGCCGCTATAGCCGCCGGTCGCGCCGAAGCCAGAAAAGCCGCCGCCCATGTTACCCAGATCGGCCACGCTGCCGCTGACTTGCCCCATGATGTCGCCAACGAGGCCAGCGTTGCCTGGATCCGCGACACCGCTGCCCCCACTTGGCGCCGAGCCTGCCACGGCCCCGCCGCCCCGACCGCCGCCCATGGCGCCAAGATCAGCCAAACTGCCAGAGACCTGCCCCATGATGTCGCCGACAAGGCTGGCATTGCCTGGATCAAAGTTTCCAACCCCACCCCACCCTTGGGCCACCGCGTTCTTGCCCTGGTCGAAAAGATCGGAAACGCTCGACGGAACGGATCCAGGAATGCCAATGTCCCAGCCTTGCGCGAAATTGCCAGCAGGCAAGCCCGGTTGTCCGACGTGGCCAAAATCCCCCTTGGCGGCTTGGTTCGTGGCGGTCGTGTAGCCAGCTGGAGCCGACTGAGCGGTTTGAGAAGAACCAAACGTAGAGCCAAAGCCAGAACCAAAGCCGGGGCCACTGAGCGGTCCAGTGATGGCGTTGCCCTGGGTATTCGAAGCAAAATCGCGTCCCGCTGTTTGCGCAGCTGCCGCCATTGCGGCTGCGTCCCGACCGGCTTGGGCCTGGGAGGCTTCACTGGTGTCGCGCCCTGTACCGCCAAATGGGCTCACGGACACAGCGTCGGGCTCGGCAAACGTAGGCGATGCCATGGCAGGATCGGCAGGATCGGCAGCTGCAGGATCGTAATCGCCCGCGACAAACGGCGTGCCCTGCGAACCACCCTGCCCACCCAGCGAACCAATAACCTGCCCGTTAGGATCTAACGCGCCCGGTCCGCGCTGAAACTCCATCTGCTGCCGCGCGAGTATCGCCGCGAGATCATCGCGCGAAACCGGAGCGGAGGGGGAAACCTCGGGATAAAGCATCAGGATGACCCCAGGCCCGTGCCGGTGTTCATGTCGATCCTCTGCTGCTGCAGCTGCATCATGATCTGATTGGCCAGATCATCACGGCTCGGCATTTGCTGCTGCTGCACGGCAGGCGCGACCTGAGCCCCCGGCGGCGGGCCACCTTGCGGTTGGACCGTCACGTTGGAGCCGGGCGTGTAGACTTGGTTCTGCGCTGCGGCCTGCAGCAGGGCCGGATCCACCGACGTCGTCTGTGGAAAGCCGGCGCTCACGCCGGTCTGCGGCGTTGTCACCTGATAGCGCTCGATTTCAGAGCGGGGCCATGTTCCGGCGCGCGGGGCCTGCCAGTCCGCCACGTCCTGGGCGGACTGCAGATCGCCAGGAATGTAAGGCGGCGCGAACAGGCTGCTCAGGGGAGATCTGCGTGGCGCCATGTCGTTCTCCTACACTGCGACGCCGGCCTTCTCGGCCAGCATGCTGATCCCGAGCATTTCGACGTCGGGTCTTGGTTCCTGAAACACCGAGATCTGCACGATCGGGGCGTGCGACCATCCGGTCTCTCCGATTGATACCCACATCGTCGAGCGGGTTGGTGCGGTGCCGTGACCGAGTTGGTCCCAGCGCGCGGCTCCTGGATTGTTCGCCTCCAGCGGAGGCTCGGTCGGCGGCGGCACCGCTCCCGTGCCCCACGTGCCTTCATCCCACACCTCGGCCAGCCCGAAGTCTGGTCCGGCCAGCGGCGGCGGCGGCACGTCGACGATGTAATTGACGCACGCGGTGAGCTGCGGAATGAATTCCGTGGTGCTCGACAGCGTGTTGAACGAGCAGCGCGCCTGACGCAGCGAGAACAGGAAGGGCGGCTCCCCAAACACTTCCCAACCACCGACGTAGGTGCAGGCGTAGGTGCGTTTTGGATACCCGGCACTTCCTTCCAGGGCTCCGCCAGTCGGACGCGTCGACGAGTAGTCCTTGCCCTTGACGTCGGCCTGCACGATGCGGCCGTCCTGTGTGCCGAAGAACATGCTGCCGGAAAGGGTGCAGAATTGCAGCGCGTCCCAGCCAAGGAAGCGCGACCAAGCGCCAGTCACCGTGTTGGCGACCAGACAGCGCCAGTCACCGATTGAGCCACCCGGCAAGGTAACGAACAAGGCGCCGTAGTCGTCCCACTTGCACATGCTCCAGGGGCGATCGTCCTTGTCGAGCACCTCCTTCTCCCACAACGGGTGAACCACGCGAGTGAGGGCCGAGAACTCCAGCGCCGTGACGTCCTTGGTCAGCGCTTGGCTTATTGGCACGATGCCATCCACCGTGATGATCAGGACGTCGCCGCCAATGTTCAGCCATCCGTTCTTCCCCATCGGACGCGAGATCTGATAGCGGCCCTGCTGTTTCCAGTTTTGCACGTCACCCGGATTGGTCCCGGTAAAAACCGCGATCTCGCCCTCGGTCGTGACGAAAATGCACTTGTCATCGATGCCGTCTCCAGCCGAAACCGACCACGCGCAACCGAACAGCAGCGAGCCGCCGCGCGTGAAGGCGCCGGATAGCGGAATGATTTGCAAGTCCCCGCCGACGGCGTCGATGTCGCCGTACCACGCCTCCATCGTGTTGCCGCGAATGAAGAACAGCCGACGCCGGTACTTCCAGACTTGCGTGAGGCCAATCGCTGCGACGCGCGTCGATGGCGGTGTGTAAAAGTTGAAGATGCCCGGCTGTCCGCCCGGCGGCGTGTATCCGGAGACCAGCTGTACCCAGCTCGTGCCGTTGTAGCGCAGCGCAGCCTCGCCCTTATCATTGACGGCAAACAACCAATCCCCGGCAATGTTGGAGAATTGCACGGTCGAGAAATGTCCGTCCGTGATGGTAATTCCGGTGACAAGTGCCGCAGTCGCCGACGTTACCTCGTAGAGCTTGGTGATGTTCGCGGCGAACATCTTGCGCATCGTTCCGGTGACATAATTGAACAGCGCCATCACCTCGGTCGTCTCAGGCAGCGAGGCCCACGTCTGCGAACCGCCGCGCAGCCGGATGGTGTTCTCGGTCGTGAACCAATTGTCGAGCACCAGGGCGCCGGCCGGCTGCATGAAGGCCGGGTTCTCGTTCAGGATCAGGCCGCGCGTTGGCGCCGGAATGGTCTTCGGGAGCAGCTGCGGCGCAACCTGAGCCGGCGCCCCGTAGCGCCGGAACTCGCGGTAGTGCGGCAGTGATCGGCTCATCGAGGCGGTCCAACGAACGTGTCGGCGGACGGCACGTCCCCGTAGTAGGCGATGACGGCATCAGAGGAGATAGCCTGACTGCCAACAAAGATCGGCGAGGGCTTGTCGGCGCCGGCCACCTTGGCCAGCGCGTCCTCGTAGTTGGCAATGTCCTCGGCGTAGCTCGCGCCCTTGTTGGCCTTCCACTGCCATTGCATGCCGAGCTTGAGCAGCCGCTCCGGCAACACGAAGGTGTCGGCGTCGGTCAGGAATTGCGTGCCGAAGCCGCCACTGGCCAGTTTCACGCACGTGTTGCGCATGTAGTAGAACATGATCTTTTCGCCGGCCGCAGGCACCGGCCGAACGTGCATCTCATTGCCGAAGATGGTCCACTCCCCGATCGGATTGACGTAGCCCTGCAGCTCCTTGCGCAGCCAGTCGTCAGCGTCGGAGATGAATGACATCGGCGCGTGCGTCTGGCGCGACGTCCACACCTGAGACGTCAGCAGCATGCGCTGGTAGTCGGCCGGCATCGAAAAGACCGTTTCCTGCGGCTGATCGGCCGGAGGATGTGTGCCAGTTCCGAGAAAACCAGCACGCGCGCGCAGCACCTGCCAATCGCGCGTGTCGTAGGCAATGCGCTGCGCCATTTCGTTGGCGAGATTGACGAATTCCCAGGCGGTGCGGTCGACGTAGGCGGTCTGGAAAACACTGCCATTCGGCGGCCTGACGCCAACGAACGCAGTGACCTCCTTGATGACCGACTGAACCGTCATCCGTTTCCAAGCTCCTGCACGATGCGCACCAGATTATGCATCGACGGATTTCCGACCGGGCGCTTGCCGGTCTTCTCGACGATCAGGGCGCGCAGCTCGTTGCGCGAGAGGCCAATCAGCTCGGCGGCGACATTCGGCCCGGGCGGGACCGTGCGCTCGTCCTGACCGTCGCCGTCATTGTCGTCCTGCTCGCTCTCCTCGTCCTCCGGCTCGGGCGGGACTGGCTGGCGCGGCTCGGGATCATGCGGACCAGCGATCTGCAGCTTCTTGTCATCCTCCAGCATGCGGATCTGGTTCATCAGGGCATCGATCTGGGCCTGCTGGCGAATGACCGTCCCCTCATGCGAGGAGCTGGCCAGATACTCAATCGCCTTGTTTTTCCATTCCCGGCCACCGAGCCCCAGGTTTTTCAAAGGCTGCCCGTCGATCTCGGCCAGCGCCTCGATGGTGTAAATATTGAAGGCGCGCAGCTCGGCCCGCTTCGCGTCCGTCAAAAAATGAACATAGTCCAGCGGCGTTCCTGATTTGGTCTGCTGCTGCTTTTCCTTGAACTGCATGAACTGCTTGGGAAACCGCTCCGCGTAGGTGAGCTGGCGCTGCTCGCCGCTTTCCTCGTCGATTTCCCAGTGCGAGTAGGCATGGCTCGGGAACACGCTGGTGTCCTTCGATCCGGCGAAGCGGATCTCGCACACCTCGACGTCCTCGAAGATCGGGCGCCCGGCCTTGATGCTCTCGCGTTCGTTCTTGAACGGCATCGTCT